CGAAAATCGACCCCCCCGCACAGTGATCCTCTCGATGTAACTGTGCTAGGTGACACCAATCCAAAAAAGTCACCTAAAAACCCAAAAAAAACTAGACACCTGCAAAGCCCTGTGATAACCTTCCTGTGTGCCTCACAACTCACCCCGCCCAAGGAACTCCCATGCGACGCAAGTTCAAAAAGAAACGCTCCCTCGCGAGCAAATCCTCGTTCAGCAAATATGCTGACCGAACTCACAGACGCAACGTTGACCCACGCCCGATGCGTGGCGGAATACGGCTCTGATTAATGGCCTGCTTCCATCCACTCCACGGATGGAGGAACAGGACACCCGGCAAGAATGGCGGCTTCGGAATTGTCTTCGACCATCGAAAGTCAAACGGCCAAGAGATGTCCGTCCCCTGCGGCCAATGCATCGGCTGCAGACTTGACCGAAGCCAAGCCTTTGCCATTCGCTGCCATCACGAAATGAAACACCTCGCGAACCTGTCCACGTTCGCGACATTCACCTACGACGATGACCACTTGCCAATCGGCAATACGCTGGTCCCGGAACACTTTCAGAAATTCATGAAACGGTTCCGAAAGAAAATCGCACCACAAAAAGTCCGCTTCTTCCAATGCGGCGAGTACGGCGATCAGTTCAACCGCCCTCATCACCACGCCATCCTCTTCGGGTACACCCCACCCGACGAGGAGCTTCACGGCTACTCCAACCGAGAGCCGATCTATACGACTCAATTCCTGACGGACATTTGGAAAAATGGACAAGTCATTACCGGCCGCGCCTCATTCGAGAGCGCCGCATACATCGCGCGTTACTGCACGAAAAAAATCAACGGTCCTCAAGCCGAAGACCACTACTGGCGAATCGATCAACGCACCGGCGAAGCATGGGCCGTTGAGCCGGAATACGCCACGATGTCAAATCGTCCAGGCATCGGGCGAAACCATCTGGATACCTTCACAAGTGACATCTTCCCCAGCGATGAAGTCATATTCGAAGGCCGATCTATTAAACCTCCTCGCTACTACTGCGAGGTCTACCGAAAAGCAAATCCCGAACAATGGGACACCATTCAAAATCGACGCAAGGAGAACAACCAAAAAAGACTGAAAGACCAAACGCCAGACCGACTCTGGCAACGCGAGACTGTAAAGCTCGCACAATTCGATCAACTCAAACGAGGGTACGAAAAATGAATCACGAAATGTTTGCAATCTATGACGCAGCCGCCGGTTGCTACCGGTCACCCATGCACATGAAAAGTGCTGGCTTGGCAATTAGAGCCTTCACGGATGCCGTCAATGCAAAAGACAACGAGCTATCTGCTCACCCCGAGGATTTCACGCTGTTCCGCGTAGGAACCTTCGACGATGACACCGGCGAAGTAACAGCCTTCAAACCAACACCAATGAAAGTCATGACAGCCTTGGAAGTCGTGGCTCAACGGGGTGATGATCACCCCGATTTATTCCCTCAGCCCGGAGGCTCCAAAAATGCGTAGTGTCATGACCCACCAATTCAGCCGTGTACCAAAAGCGAACATCCAGCGATCGAGTTTCGATCGCAGCCACGGCTACAAAACAACGTTCAACGCCGGCGGTCTATATCCGATATTCATAGACGAAGCTCTCCCCGGCGATACCTTCAACTGCAAACTAACCGCGTTCGCACGAATGGCGACGCCTATCTATCCGATCATGGATAACTTGTACATGGAAACGTTCTTCTTTGCCGTCCCCAACAGACTCGTCTGGGAAAATTGGGAAAAATTCAACGGCGCTCAAGAAGACCCCGACTCCTCCATAGACTTCACCGTCCCGCAACTTGCCCTCGGTACTACAGCCGAGCTATCAATCTACGACTACATGGGATTCCCACTAGCCGGTCAGCTACAAGGAAGCGCGCTTCCCTTACGGTGCTATAACCTCATCTGGAACGAATGGTTCCGAGATCAAAACCTACAGGACTCCGTAACTGTCCGCACCGACGATGGCACCGACATCCGCAGTCTTTACGACATACTGCCGCGCGGTAAACGTCACGACTATTTCACCTCCTCTCTACCTTGGCCGCAGAAAGGCGACTCAGTGGATATTCCACTCGGTCAAGTCGCCCCACTCATTACCGACGTTGACGCAGGAACCGATGACATCGTTGTCCGTCGAAACGCTGCAACCGCCGTCGATGACGGTGTGCGCTTTGGCGCCGGTGCTGCCTTTGCTACCATCGCAGGTAATGTCACGGCCGAACCTAATCTGTTTGCCGATTTGAGCGAAGCCACGGCATCAACCATCAACCAACTGCGTCAAGCGTTCCAGATACAAAAGATATTAGAACGAGACGCACGCGGGGGTACCCGCTATGTCGAGCTCATCAAGTCTCACTTTGGTGTCACGTCTCCGGACTACAGATTGCAACGCCCCGAGTTTCTCGGAGGCGGTAGTTCTCCAATTAACGTCACAACAGTTCCGCAAACTTCGGAGACAAATACGACGCCTCAGGGAAGCCTCTCCGCATATGCAACCGCATCTTTATCTGGACATGGCTTCACAAAATCTTTTACTGAGCACTGCACCCTTATTGGTCTGGTCAATGTACGTGCCGACCTCACCTATCAGCAGGGTAGGGACCGCATGTGGTTCCGAGAAACTCGGTATGATTTTTATCTCCCGGCACTTGCTCACATTGGGGAACAAGCTGTTCTAAACCGCGAGATATTCGAATTCGGCAGCGGCGCAAGCTACGACACGGACGTATGGGGCTACCAAGGCCGCTTTGACGAATACCGCTATAAACCCTCGATGATCACGGGCCAATTCCGATCAGCGAACTCGAGTTCGCTCGATGCCTGGCATCTTTCCCAGGAATTCGACCCGATCTTGGGACCCGAACTCGGTCCCGACTTCATCGAGGATGACCCACCGATGGACCGCGTACTCGCGGTTCCCAGTGAACCGGACTTCATCTTCGACGCATTCTTCAGTATGCGCTGCGCTCGGCCGATGCCGTTGTACGGTACACCCGGCCAGATAGACCGCTTCTGATGGTTGCGCCTTTCGCATGGAACGCCATCGGTTCAATTGGTGGCGCTATCGCGTCGGGCCTGTTCGGAAGATCAGGCGCCGACAGTGCCAACAAAATTCGTGTCGAAGAAGCCCGAAAAAATCGTGCGTTCCAGGAACGCATGAGTAACACAGCAGTGACCCGCCGAATGGCGGATCTCAAAGCAGGAGGAATCAATCCGATACTTGCCGCGAACAGTGCCGCGTCCTCACCTGGTGGCGCGGCCGCTCAAGGCATAGAAAATCCCAATGCCGCATTTGCAAATTCAGCCCGTCAAGTGGCGGCGGAAATTGCCTCCATTGCGGCAACCCGTGCGAACATCCAGAAAACCAAAGCCCAAACAGAACAGACCCGCGCGGCAACAAAAGTCATCCAGAATACGGAAACGCTGACCGGCATGCCCGCCGACTTAGCGAACTGGGCACGTCCCAGGCTATTCAATGACCCCTCCATCGACCTCAGCAACGCGAACAAAACCATGCTCCGCAAGGGCATCAAATCCGCAAAGGATTTGATCCCGAAAATACGTAGAGTCGACGGAGAGAACAACCAAGGCCCCCGCCGTAAACCAATGACCATCTACATACGAAAAGGGAAGAATGACAAATGACCAAAACTCAAACGAAAGACCGGACGGTCACCAACGCGAAAGCGGTGGTGGTCGATCCGGAAATACTCGACGATGACAAACACGTCATCAAAACCCTACGCGAGAACGGAACGCTCCGCGTGCAACACCGCGTCCGGAACGGACGCACAAAACAGGAATTCAAGGCCGAATGCGACATCAACTCGATCCTCAAAAAGTTCCGAACAACAGGTGCGCTGACCCACGTCCAGCAGCATGGCCCGCAATACGGTATCGCCAGCGGCGAGGAGTACGCGGACGCCATGCGAGTCGTGGCGACAGCAAACACGATGTACGAGGAACTCCCCAGCCATATCCGCAAGGAATTCTCCGGCCCTGAACAATTCCTCGATTTCGTCCAGGACGAATCGAAGCAGGACGAAGTCCGCGCAATGTTCGGCGAAAACCCCGAACTCAATGCCTCCTCAGACTCGAAAGAATCTGACACCCCCCCACCTGCCCAGCCTAAGGCCACTGACGACAAGCAAACGTCGTCCACTGACTCCGTACCCTCGGAGTCAAAAAACGCCTCAGACAAAGACTGAGACCCGTTCTCCCCCCCGCAAGGGGGGGTTTTGAAGAAACCCCCCCACGTCGAAAAT